TTAGTTGAACCTGGAGCGGGCACTCCTGCAGCAGTTGCTCCACCACCACCTCCGGTACCTCCACTACCATTACCATTACCACCATCATTTCCTTGTGAAGGACTTACTGGAGGTGTATTACCTGATCCACCAGCAGAAGGTCCAGAGTTTCCACCACCACCTCCAGATCCGCCGTCAACTCCAGCTCCTTGAGGTGATCCACCTCCGCCAGCTCTTCCTCCGGCTGTTGATGTAATTGTTGAAAAACTTGAAGGATTTCCTGAACAACCTGCATATTGAGGTTGAACTGGATTAGCTGGTGCTGCACCTCCGCCTCCAACTACTATCGGATAACCTTGAGCTGAAACTGGTAAACCTGAAGTTAATGCTAATGGACTAGCTGTAAAAGAACACGTGCTTGCTTTACCTTCTCTAAAACCACCAGCTCCACCTCCACCTCCGTGAGTTGCTCCACCTGAACCACCACCTGCTACTACCATATAAGAAATTGTATTTGATCCTGCTGTATTACCTGCATTAGAAACAGAAAAAGTTCCTGGTCCTGTGAATGTATGAACTTTAAAATTTGTACAAACAGTAGTGATTGTTCCACCCGTTGCTGTAACAAATTGTGGTCCTGGAGCTTCTGATTGTAAACCTGAATCTGTAACTAACCAACCTTTTGTTGAATCTATAAAAACTAATGTAACTGCAAGACCTTCTTCTGCTAAAACAGGATTAGTAGTTGAACCACCAGCTTTATCTGAACCATTTAAATTTAATGTTAAATTGTTTGTATCAAATGTGTTTGCATAATCTTTAAACCCAACAACTGCTCCTGCAGTTCCTGCAGGAAGATTAACTGTTATTGGTCCACTTGTTGTATCAACAAAATATCCTTCACCAGCTACCGCTGTAAATCCTGATGTTTTAACTGTTGTATTCCAAGAAACAGCACCTGTTGCACCAAAACCTGATGCAGTACCAGAGTTTGTTATTGATACACCAGCAGGAATTGTGAATGTATCGCCACTATCCCCTAATGTGGTTGTACCACACGCTGTTCTTGGACTAATTTTATTTACTTTTATTTCACTCATAATTTACCTATTGAAACTTATATCTTATAAATACTATACCTGAACCTCCGGCGCCACCATTACCACTCCAGTTTCCACCACCGCCACCACCAGTGTTGGCTGTTCCAGCTCGAATTGTAGCACTACTTGAAGAATTAGCACCACCACCAGCTCCGCCAATTCCACCACCACCTACAGGAGGACCACCGCCACCACCACCAGAAAAATATCTTCCATTAGGTGCTAAAGGAGCGGGTGCTTGACCATAGCTTGGTGCTGTTGGACCAAAAAAAGGACCTGTTATAAAAGCTCCATCTCCACCATCACCTGCATCTGAAGGAGTTGCATCTTGTCCTACAGCACTTGCACCGCCACCACCACCTGCTGGACCATTAGGTGCTCCATCACCTCCATCACTTCCTTGCGGAGGAGCTGTTGGAGGTGTGTTACCTGTTCCACCTGCTTGTCCATTTGGTGAACCTCCACCAGAACCACCAGGGTGTCCCGCTGTTCCAGATGAATAACCTCCACTACCACCTTTAGCAGATGTTATTGTACTAAATACTGAATTATTTCCGTCGTTACCATTGCCGCCTGCCTCGGCTCCACCAGCACCCACTGTAATAGGGTAACCTTGTACTGAAACTGGTAATTTTGCTGGAGCATTAAGAGGACTTGCGGGAGTTAAATCTGTACGTGATCTCCATCCACCAGCTCCTCCACCTCCACCACCATTCGGATCTCCAAAACCTCCACTTCCACCACCAGCAACAACTAAATATTCTACGGAATTAGAACCTGATGCACCTCCTGCGTTTGAAACACAAAAAGTTCCAGGGCCTGTAAATACGTGTATTTTAAAATTTCCACAAGTGATTGTAGTATTACCGCCTGAAGCTGCAATATAAGGGGGATTTCCTCTAACATTAGAAGTTGAATCCATAGTATTAATCCAACCTTGTGTTGAATCTACAAATACAAAAGTTACTGATTGACCTTTTGTACTTAAAACTGCATTTTCATTTATTGCACCAATTTTATCTGTACCATTTGGTACAACTGTTAAATTATTAGAATCAAAACTTTCAGCGTAATCAGCTACTGATACTATCGCTCCAGCGACACCTGCTGGTAAATTCATATTAAAAGCTGAACCTGATGTGTTTGCAAAATAACCTTCTCCACTAACTGCAGTGAATGTTGCTGTCTTTGGAGTTGTTTGCCAATCAACAGTTCCCGTTCTACCAAAACCTGTCTGTGTTGCACCACTTGCTAAAGCAACTGTACCACCACAACGACCTAATGTAACTGCAGATCCATCTACAACAATAGGATTACTTGCTCCTGATCCGATTGTGGTAGTTGTTCCACATTTTTTGATGATGTTTGAATCATCTGAAACTTTATTTATATTATCTACTTTAATTTTACTTGTCATAATTTACCTATTGAAATTTGTACCTTATTATTACTATACCTGAACCACCTGATCCTCCTTGAGTAACTGGTATTCCAGGACCACCTGATGATCCTCCACCACCGCCTCCAGTATTAGCTGTACCATTTGTTGCATTTGAACCACTTGTTACTCCAGTTCCACCTCCGCCAGCACCTGCAACACCTGCTCCTGAAACACATTTTGGTGATGAACCACCACCTCCTCCTCCAGCTCTTGCTGTTGGAGTTCCATTAATTGAACTTGTTGCTCCGGCTCCGCCTGCTCCACCGCCTGCTCCACCAGAAGGACCGTTTGATGATCCTGCAACAGTAGCACCGCCACCGCCTCCTCCACCATCATCTCCGTTTGGTGGACCACCTGGGCCGCCATTTGTTCCTTGTGCGGGACTAACTGGGGGAGTATTTCCTGAACCGGCTGTTTGTGGTGAACCTCTTTGACCACCTCCACCTGAACCACCATCTCCAGCTGCTCCTCGTCCACCTCCAATTCCTCCACCCGTAGATGTTATCGTCGAAAATACTGAATTTACTCCTGCTGCTCCTGCTGCGGGTTGTGCACCCCCAGCTCCTCCACCACCAACTGTAATTGGATAAGACGTTGCAGGAGTTGTTAAACCTGTTGTTGCTAAAGGACTAGCAGAATAACTATCTGTTGGTGCGTCTTTACCTTCTCTAAAACCACCAGCTCCACCTCCGCCACCACCATCACCACCAGCTCCACCTCCACCAGCTATAACCACATAAGAAACTTTGTCTGATCCACCTGAATTTCCTGCATTAGTTACTTGAAATGTTCCAGGTCCTGTAAATGTGTGAATTTTAAAATTACCACAAGTAGTAATAGTTCCGCCTGTAGCTGCTATATATTCTGGTCCATATTGGGTTAATGATTCACCTACTAAAACCCAACCTTTTGTTGCATCTACATAAACAAGAGTTATTGATTCTCCATTTGCATCTAAAATTATATCGTTTGCAACACCTTCAATATTAGAACCACCTCTACCAACTGTTAAATTATTTGTTTCAAAAGTTTGTGCATAATCTTTTACTGATACTATATTTCCTGCACTTGGAGATGAAGGTAAATTCATTGTAAAAGCACTACCTGTAGTATTTGCAAAATAACCTTCTCCATTTGCTGCTGTAAAAGTCGATGTTTTAATACTTCCTGTTTGCCAATCTACTGTTCCTGTTCTACCAAAACCAGATTGACTAGCACCAGCGCCAAGAGTTACTGTATCACCAGATTCACCTAGTGTTAAAGTAGTTCCGCATTGTGGTGCAACTGTGTTTACTTCTATTTTTGACATTATACTATTACTAAAGTCCCTGTTACTGTTATAGTTGCAGGAATAGTGATAGGTCCAGCTAAAACTGCACTTTCAATTGTTTGCGTACCATCAATGGTTTGCGCTTGATTTTTTATAAATTCATCAGGAGCGTATTGCCCTCCGATGTATTGGATTCCATTTACTACTGCCGTCATAATTCCTCCTACGAACTAATTGTGTCGATGTAAGATAAAACAACATCTAGTGAACTTGCTGTATCACTAACTGCTTCTAATACATCACCACTTGCTAAAACAATCTTTGCTCCTCCTTGGATCAATTCGATAGCTGAATTTGGTGGAATCACAACTCCTTTTGCTAAAAAGTAGTCAGCTCCTCCTTTTGCAATTTTAACATCAACTTTAATTGTTGTTGTTAAAACATTACAACATCTAATTCCTATAACCGCATCATAATTTCCTGCAGTTAAAATAGTAGTATCGCCTGTTCCAATTACTCGGTTTAAAGTGTTTCTAAAATCTTGTGCCATATTTTATTCCTAATTATAACGCCACGGCCATTGCTAATGCAAAGCCAGCTGACGCTGCTCCTACTGGGTTTCCTGTAGCATCTAAATAAACAGATTTACTTGCAGGTAAAGTACAAAATACATCTTTTGTACCACTAGTAAAACTAACTGCTGAATCTGAATTAGAACTGGAGATAACGGTAGTTCTAGTTAAGTTTGCACTTGATCCATCTAGTGTACCAAGACCAACTTCAAATTCTGTAGTCCCTTGATTAAAAATACAATAGTAAGTTGTATTATTATTTCCTATTCCTGCTGCAAAAGTTTCAAAACCAGTTACTGCTGAACCAAGTGCCATTGCACCTGTACCAGTAGTTGTGCTTGTAACTTTTACTCTGTCATTTATTACTAAAGCCATAAATTTTCTCCTTAAGCCATACTTATAATTGCATTAGCTGGTGTTGCTGGATCTGGGAAAGTAATTTTAAACGTGCCATTAGTAGCAGTTTTATTTCCTCCAAAATCTAACACAACACATAACTTATCACTGTTGGTATCATTATAAATAGCTGCAAAAGCTGCAGTAAAAGTTGCTGATGACCAAGTGGCATCTGCGAAGTCTACTGAAGCAACTGCTGTTGAAGATGCAACAGCTTGAGAACCTAAAGATTCTCCACCTGCTGTATAGTTACTTCCACCCGAAGCACTAACCTCGTTAGTTGTATCGTATGCTGTGCTTGAAGTTGTATACGGATTTGAAGTATACAAAGCTATTTTAAATGCGTTACCGCCAGACGAAAAATTATGAGTTCCCGAAAAGAGTTCTCCTCTAAATGCGAATGGTATTACGTTTGCCATATTTTTTTATCTCCTTTAATAACTTGATGGTGATTCCGATTTAATAGGAAGACGAATAACACCATCTTGATATTCGTTTCTGCGTCTACGACCAATTTGCTCAGTAGCATACGTTTCTAAAGCTTCTTTATAAGCTGCTCCATAGTATTGTAACATATCTTGAGGTCCTTTCAAGTATGCATATGCATTTACTAAAGAAGCATATAAAATTAAGTCTTGATATTTATTAGACAAATAAGTGCCTGTTGAGCTTTTTGTAGCGTCAGTTAAGCTAACTGGATTCTTATTGTAGGCTAAAGTAATTTCGTAAGCTGCATTAGGCGTAGGGGCAATAACCCAATAATTCTCGTCCCAATTAGCATAGTATTTAGGAAGTGTACTAGATGCCGTCCCAGGTGTATCGTAATAAGTAGCTATGTAACTAGGGTCTCTTTGCTCTAAATAAACTTGATTGCCAGAAGAATCTTTTAATTGAACATATCTAATGACTCTTAAATCTGATGGAATTGTTACATATCTATTTCCAATAATTGTAGTTGATGTAGCATAGTGTCTTTCCATATCTGCATCAAAAGATCTAAAAATTCTTTCTTCTGCATTTTGAATAAATCTGTTTAAAACAGCTTCAGTAAAAACAGTGCTGTCTACTTCTGTGTATGATTTTATATCATCTTGTAAGTTTGTTAAAGTGTATGCCATATTATGCCTGTGGTCCTATTGTTTTTAATGTTACCGGACCTGAAGATACATTATACCCTCCTCCATTGATTTGTCCAGTAGTTGCATTGCTGCCTGCTGTAAAATAATAATTGTTTGCTGGTGTTAATAATAGTCTTACTGCAACACCTGAATTGTGAGCAGCAGCTGTAGACCCAAATGCTCCTCTTGTAACACCTGTTAATTGGTTGTCGGTAACTTCTGTTACATTAATTTGACCACCCATTTCAGCATGACTTGAACATTGATAATATAATGTTGCAGGAGCTGAACTATCTACAACGATTCTTGTGTATGCACCTTCAGTAACTCCAGGAGTACCAAATGTTGTAACTCCAGTTGTATACTCTCCACCCGATTTATCTGCAGCTGTATAAAATCTTAAAGGGTGGGTTTCATTAGTAGAATCAGTTTGACTAAAAGTATATGTTCCAGTTTTAATAAAATTTAAAGTATCTTGTTGTACATTGTCTATGTAATATTTATTACCACTTGCAGTGTTTACAACTTTAACAGAAAAAGTTTGTTGAATATTATCTGCTGGACCCACGCCTGTATAACTAATAATTTCTGTTCCAACTAATGCACCATATGTTGGAGTGCCACTTGGATTTGCAATTGTAGGTTCAAAGGGTGATGTAGTAACTCCATTGAATCCAGTTACACTTGTTAAA